AAAGAAACCATCTCTCAGTATTGGAAGATTACTGGTTGCCAAGAAGAGAAGGTTCACAGGGCACCCAGATTACCACTCTGCCCGGTGGAAATGCAATGTCCCAGATTGAAGACGTTGATTACTTTAAGAAGAAACTGTATAACTCACTGAACGTTCCTCTAAGCCGTTTGGTTGCAGAACAGACAGGATTCAACATGGGACGTTCTCTCGAAATCACAAGAGAAGAAGTCAAGTTCTACAAATTCATTGAACGCCTTAGATCTCACTTTACGAAGTTGTTCTATGACTTCATGAGAGTTCAGCTCATGCTTCGTGGAATAATCACGCAAAGCGACTGGGAGATTTTGAGCCAGAAGATCAAGTTTACTTTCAACACAGATAATTATTTCTGGGATCTGAAGGAATCTGAAATTTTGGCTGAAAGAATAAAAATGCTTTCCATCGTTGAGCCATATGTTGGAAAATACTTCTCCTCAGAATTCATCAGAAGAAAGATTCTTCGTCAAACCGAAGAAGAAATCCAAACCATCGATCAACAGATGAAGGTTGATATAGAGAAAATGCGCCAAGAGCAGATGCAACAGATGATGATGCAACAGGCACAGCAACAACAGGGACAGCCACCACAATGAAAAGTTTATCAAATACAATTCTTGAAAATGGGATAAAGACGCTTCTTGAGGAAGATGACAGCGGTTTCAAGAAGAGTTTGATCAATTCTCTGTCAATCAAATTAAATGAAGCCATCAAACAAGTTGAAGAAGAATTCAAAAACAGAATATTTGAATCTCAAGAATACACTCCACCTTCCGATGAATTAAAATATTTTGTTGAGTTTATTGAAAATTATGATCCAAAACTAAAGAATAAACTTAAATTAAAGAATGAATCTTATATAAATATTAACGAAAAGGAATTTGAAAGTTTGGTTGGGTTGTTTGAAAATTTATCAAGTAAAAACAGAGACATAATGGTTCATGATATACTTGAGAATCCATCCAAACTAAGATCGCACATTAATTTTTATCAGAAAAGCAGAGTAATAAAATGAACAACAATAAAGTACAAGAACTTTTAAAGAATGTAATCAGCGAAAATGCTCTTAAGGTAAAAGAGCAAACAGGAAAAATTTTATATTCTAAGGTTTCTGATAGATTAAAGCAACAATATGTAACTGTATCAAAGAATCTTTTTAAAAACATTAATGAAATGTATGTTGGTGGCGCAGATGTAATGCAAACTGAAAGAGAACTAGCATCAAATGCTGCAGAATTACCAGATGCTTATAATGCTGCAGCATCATCTGGTACTGGACAACCACCAAAAAATCCATCTAAGGGGCAAATATATACACATACTGATGGTAATACGTATATTTGGGATGGTAAACAATGGGTTTTATCTGGACATATTCCAGGTGATATTCCAGATTGGGAAGCTCCTGGAAAAGGACAAAATACTAAACCACCAAATCCAAATGATTATTATCCCGGTGGGTTTGGTCAGGGGACTCCAAAAGTAGATCCAAATAATCCTTCAAGAAATTCACCACCAGATAGAAGTAAATTTCCAAAAGGTCCTGATGGTGATAAACAACATCAAGAAGCGGCCGAAGAATATCGAAGACGTTGGGAAGCATATCAACGAGATGTGAAAGAATATAAAGAATGGTATAAGAAAACATATCAACCAGAAAAATCACCATGGGACAGCGGCTCTGGTGGAAAGCCCGGTGGTTCTCGTGGTGGTAAAGGACGTGGTGGATCTGGGCAAGGTGCACCAACAGGCCCAGAAAGATAAGGAACAATCATGAAACTAATCACAGAATTAACAGAAGATATCAAGTACGTCAAAGAAAATGTTGGCAATGGAAACAAAGAGTATTTCATTGAAGGCATCTTCATGCAATCTGATGTCAAGAACCGAAACGGAAGAATTTATCCAAAGAACACTCTTCTAAAGGAATGTAAGCGGTACATCAATGAATACGTCAACAAAGGTCGTGCTCTTGGTGAACTGAACCACCCAACAGGTCCAACTGTTAATCTTGATCGCGTATCACACATTGTAAAGGAACTCTATGAAGATGGTAGAAACGTATATGGCAAAGCTAAAGTCCTTGATACTCCAATGGGCAAAATCGTCAAAAACCTTATTGAAGAAGGTGCTCAACTGGGTGTATCTACCCGTGGAATGGGTTCTCTCAAAAGCAAAAACGGTTATCAAGAAGTTCAAGAAGACTTCATGTTAGCCGCAATCGATATCGTTGCAGACCCATCTGCCCCAAATGCATTCGTAAATGGAATCATGGAAGGTAAGGAATGGGTATTTGACAACGGTATGTGGGCTGAGAGAGATCTGATGAACAGCAGAAAGTTCATCAAAAAGTCATCATCCAAGAACTTGGAGAAGAATATCGTAAAGGTATTTGAACAATACTTCAGGAATCTTTGATGCGGTCTTTTGACAAAAATACTCAAAATCGCCTCTTTCAGGCATTGAATGAAAGCACTGCAAAAACTTCCACCGGAAGAAAGTCAGGGAGTTGGCAGTACACTGGTGATTTGCCAACTTCAACTGCGGATACTCTGACGACATCCGCTGAGATGGCCAACCCAAAAACTCAAATTGCTTGGGGAAAATACAAGCAACTTGTTGATCCAACAATTGATTATGCTTTGGGGGTTTCTAATAATTTGGTTGGTGGATTGATCCCCAATATAGCTCCAGTAATTGCTTCAAAATATGGAGTTCCCACTGGTGTAGCACAAACAGCTACAAATACAGGCAAAAGTGCAGCTTCGATTATTGGTACAATTTTACAAGAACCAACTTCAATTGTTGCAATACGACAATTAGTAAAAAATAGATTAGCTTTAAAATATTTGGGCAACAGTACAAAACAAATTAATGATTTGCAAACCCAAACCGAAAAACAATTTAATTTAGATCCAGAAAGATCACAAATTATTGCAGCTGCTGCAGATCATATGTTTAGCACTTTACCAATTATTGGTGGTGAAACAACTGCCAAAGATCAAACCGATCCAGTAATGAAAGCCATTTCTGAAAAAATTCCAGAATTGACAAAAATTGGTGTGGATCCACTTGATTGGGCTACCCAAATGATGGGTGCAGATGATGCTGCTGCTAACGCTGATAAGATGGGTGTGAGAGCAAGAAGTACAAGGTCTGCAGGCGGTTATTTGTTAACTGGCCAGCAAAGAGGAATTTATTGATTATATAAATAATTTAAGTCTAAGGATACAAACAATGCATAAGAATCTAAACGAAGAACAAATTGGTATAATGCCCGCTAACGGAGTGGCATTTAGCCCACCCGGTCGTCCAACTGTAACACCAAGTCCTGTTGTTACGGCAAACAATCTTCTCAAGGCACAGGTTCCAACAACTGTTGCTGCCATGGCTGGTGCCATTGCTCCACAGGCTCCTGTAACTGATGAGGAATCAGAAGATCAAAACGAGGAATCAGAGGAATCCGAGAAGGAAGAGATGGAAGAGGACATTTCTGGTCAATTCAGAAATGCTCTTGCCAATCTTCTCGGTGAGAATGTTTCCGAAACATCAATTGATCAATTGGAAGCAATCTTTGAATCCGCAGTTGAACAAAAGTCCAACTTCCGAATCAACAAGGTTGTCAACCAACTCGATTCAGGTGTTCAAAATTACCTCAACGAAGTCACCAACACCTTGGTTGAAAAGGTCGATGACTACCTAGACTACGTTGTTGAGGAATGGATGCAAGAGAACACAATTGCAGTTGAACAAGGCATCAAGACACAAATTGCAGAAAACTTCATCAATGGTTTGAAGAACCTCTTCGAAAACCACTACATCGATGTTCCAAGCGATAAGTACAATGCTTTGGACGAACTCTATGCCCAAACCAGAGAGCTCGAAGGAACACTCAATAATGCAATTCACGAAAACATGAACCTCAAGAAGGAACTCATGTTGAATGAATGTGCAACAATCTTTGTTGCCGAAACCCGCGATTTGGCTGATACACAAATTTCAAAGCTCCAGTCTTTGATGGAAAACGTATCATTCGAATCACCAGAGGAATACAAGAACAAGTTGTATGCAATCAAGGACAATTATTTGACAACGGTTTCACAACCAGTGCAATATTCTCGTCCAGTTCCACAGCAAATCAATGAAGATATGACTTTCTCAGCAGTAAAGGCTCCAGAGTCTTCTACTGTTGAAGGATACGCAAACGTTATTGGAAAACTTAACAAGAAACTATAAACATAACAAATTATAAATAATTTTACTTAGGAGAATTTACTCAAATGAACTTTCAAGACAATACCCCATATGACATTTTAACCGAAAAGTGGAATCCCGTGCTTGATCACGGTGCTCTTCCATCAATCGGTGATGATTACCGTAAGAAGGTCACAGCAGTCCTTCTTGAGAACCAAGAACAATCAATCCGTTCTCAGCACCTCACAGAAGATATGACCTCAAACAACTTGGGCATGCCAACAAGCTTCACCAACACTGGTGCAGTCTCTGGTTATGACCCAGTATTGATCAGCCTCGTTCGTCGCGCCATGCCAAACCTCATGGCCTACGATGTCTGCGGCGTCCAGCCAATGACAGCCCCAACAGGCTTGATCTTCGCAATGCGTGCCAACTACGGCGGATTCAGCTACGGCGCAACAGCCCAGTATGCTGAAGCCATGTTCCAGGAACCACAACCTAACTATGGTGGTTCTGCATGGAACATCGGTGGAACAGCTTTTGCAGGTTTCACAGCCGGTTACGGTTTGTGCGGTACTTGCGGTGGTCTCTCATACGGTGTCTCAGATCCAAATAAGGTCAAGCTACTCAATGCTGCTCAATTCAGCAGCTTCCGTGGTATCTTGACTGGTTATGGCGAAGGTATCGGAAGTGGTTCTGGTACATACGGCACATTTAACCAAATGGCCTTCTCAATTGACCGCGTTGCCGTACAAGCTCGTACACGCGCTCTGTCCAGCAACTACTCAATCGAATTGGCACAAGACCTCAAGGCTGTTCACGGTCTCGACGCTGAAGCTGAACTCGCAAACCTTCTCAGCACAGAAATTCTTGCTGAAATCAACCGCGAGATCGTCCGTACCATTTACTACGTTGCTCGCGCTGGTTCACAACAAGGCGACATCGCTTCTAAGGGTACATACGACCTTAACACAGACTCAGACGGCCGTTGGTCTGCTGAACGCTTCCGTGGCTTGACATTCCAGATTGAACGTGAATGCAACGCCATCGCCAAGGAAACCCGTCGTGGTAGAGGTAACTTCATCATCTGCGATAGCGATACCGCAGCTGCCCTCGCCATGTCAGGCTTCATGAGCTTGAGCCCAGCAATTGCTCCTCAACTCAGCGTTGATGATACTCAAGGAACCTTTGCAGGTATCCTCAGTGGCAAGATCCGCGTCTATATCGATCCTTACACCCCAGCAGGAGCCAACTTCTTCTGCGTCGGTTATAAGGGCGAGTCTCCATATGACGCTGGTCTCTTCTACTGCCCATACGTTCCTCTCCAAATGGTCCGTGCAGTAGATCCAAACACCTTCCAGCCAAAGATTGCCTTCAAGACCCGTTACGGTGTCGTAGCCAACCCCTACGTCCTCAACGGAACAGTACCAGACGGTGAAAACCTCACATCTGGCTTGAACCAATACTACCGCTTGACGGCTGTAACAAACCTCCACGGCAACACCCTAGCCTAATAGGTGACCGTGTGTAAGACACACGAAGACCTCCCCAGAAATGGGGAGGTCTTTCATTTTATAGATAAATAATTTTATGCCAGAGAATAATTGCCAATCAAATATCAATAATCTGTATGGAAATTATTTCAGCTTTGTTATTGATAGAGGAACTGATAAATTAGAATTGATGATCCAAAAGGCAAACCTACCTGGTCTATCTGTCCCGGAACAACCACAGCCAACAATTTTTGGAACAACTATTCCGGTACCAACTACATCTGTTCAGTTTGAACAATTAACTGTTGAATTTTTGGTTGATAGCGATCTTTCAAATTGGAAGAGCATATATTCTTGGATAAGAGATATTACAAATATTCAAGATGCAGAATCTTATAATTTAGCATACAAATATTGGCATCATACTGCATCTTTAATACTGCA